ATTAGATGAAGCACTCTATGTAAAAACCACTTATAAATCACAATTGGGATATAGTGGAACTCCTGTATATTTGACACAGCGGGGTGGATCAAAAATTGACTACAGGATTATAGGTTTGTTGTTTTCTATGGTCTCTGATGATAGCACTGGAGTATTTACACCCATTAAGTATGTGGGGCCTCAGTTGATTAATACAGCTATTACATTCAATCATGATGCAGACTCAATTAAGGATTTATTTAAGAAAGATTTCAATATTGATTTAAAAGACACAGTACATCATAAAAGCATAACTACCCATTTACCATATGTTGATGGTTATGTAGGTTCTGCTCCTAATGTTCCCATTGATAGGAAAAGTGAATTTGTTAAAACTGATCTCTATGATAAGGCTCTTAAAATGTTTCCAGAAATTGAAAAATATACTATACCTATATTATATCCACGTGTAGAAAATGGGTGCTATATTAACAGTACTTTAGCTGCAATGAGACAAACGTTATCTAAAGGGAAAATAAAGCATAATGATCCGTTTATGAAGGCTAGCACTTTTCTTTTTGACCATTTAGACAAATATATGGATTACTCTGACATGAAGATGTTATCTGTTAAGCAAGTTATAGCTGGAACAAAATTATCTCAACCTATGAATAGAAAGACTGCTGCTGGGTTTCCATATTCAGGTAAAACCAAAGATGATTTCGTAGTAGGATCTTATGAAGATCCTATGTTTGTAGCTGCAATGTCTCAACGAATACAGATTTTATTGGAAAGAATGGATCAAGGTATTCCTCCATTAAATATTGCTGTTGGATCACTGAAAGATGAGATCATTACTAATTCGAAGAATGCAGAAGGCGGTGCTCGCGTTTTCTTTTCTGGAAATATGGAGTTTTTGATATTGTGCAAAATGTACCTGGCTCCGATCATGGAACAATTCCTTTCCATGAGAGATAAATTGTTTGCACAAGTTGGTATGAATGCTATAGGTCCAGAATTACATGAAAGATTGATGCG